ACGATTGGGGACAACATTGCTGATACTAAATTAAATGTAGGAAAACAAACAAAAAAACAATCAATACTTATAGCTACGCCTATGTACGGTGGTATGTGTACAGGACACTACACAATCGCAACAATAAACACTATAAATAATTTACGAGAACGGAAAGTGGAGGCGTTCCTTGCCAACTTAATGAATGAGTCTTTAATAACGCGCGCTAGAAATGAGTTGGTAAGAATGTTTCTAAAAAACACCGACTGCACACATTTGATGTTTGTTGATGCGGATATGTATTTTGAAGCCGACGCTGTAGGCAGACTACTTGATGCTGACAGAGATATAGTTTGCGCTTTGTACCCTAAAAAAGAAATTGATTGGGATAGAGTTCGACAAGCTGTTCAACTAAACAGGAAAGATTTAAGTTATTACGCATCGCAGTTTGTGTTGAACTTACCTTACGGTAAATCAAAAGTAGAGCTAGATAAAGATGGTTTGTTAGAAGTGCGCCATGCAGGTACAGGCTTTATGTTAATTAAGCGAGAAGTATTTGAGAAGCTAGAGCAACACGTTCCAGAGTATAGGTCTTCAACACTTCAAGACCCAACAGGAAAATATATTAAACCAACTGTTCGCCAATACTTTGACACAAGCATAGATAACACAGGAGCGTTATTATCAGAAGATTATCATTTTTGTGAATTATGGAACAAACATGGAGGTAAAGTTTTTGTAGACCTAAATATTCATTTGAAACATATAGGCACCCACGCATTTGAAGGCGACTTAACAACCGTGAAGAACATAGGCAATTAATGCAAATAATTACGATTGATTTTGAGACTTACTACGATAAGAAGTTTTCCCTTTCTAAATTAACAACAGAGGAGTACGTACGAGATGAAAGATTTGAAGTCATTGGGTTTTGTATCAAGCAAGGAGACGGAGAAGAAGAATGGCACACAGGAGGATTTGAAAATCTTAAAAGAATACTCTTGTCATATAACTGGGACGAGAGTTTTTGTCTCGCTCACAACACTATGTTTGATGCCGCTATCCTTTCTTGGAAATTTGGTGTTCGTCCTAGGGGGTGGCTTGACACTCTTAGCATGGCAAGGGCTTTGCATGGTACGGAGGTTGGAGGAAGCCTCAAAAACTTATCCGACTATTACAACATCGGACAAAAAGGAACCGAAGTCGAAAACGCAATCGGTAAAAGGCTTGTAGATTTTAAAGAAGATGAGTTGGCTAGATATGCCGAGTATTGTAAGCAAGATGTTCGATTGACTAAAAAGCTTTTTGAGTTGATGAGCGAGGGCTTTCCTGCGATTGAATTCAGGCTTATTGATTTGACAATCAACATGTTTGCCCAACCAGTTCTTGAGTTAGATTTAGCTGTGCTTGAGAATCATTTGGAAAATGTTGTGCTGCATAAAGAAAAACTTCTTGAGTCTTGTGTGGCTGATAAAGAAACATTAATGTCTAACCCTAAATTTGCAGACAAATTAAAATCTTTAGGTGTAGAACCTCCGATGAAAATTAGTCCAAGGACAGGTAAAGAAACTTTTGCTTTTTCTAAAACCGACGAAGGATTTAAAAAACTACAAGAGCACCCTAACGAAAAAGTGCAAACGCTAGTTGCGGCTAGACTTGGAACAAAGTCAACTTTAGAAGAAACAAGAACGCAACGGTTTATTGACATTGGTAATAGAGGGCGGCTTCCTGTTCCCTTAAAATATTACGCGGCTCACACAGGAAGGTGGGGCGGTTCTGATAATGTAAACCTACAAAATATTCCAAGAAAGTCTGTGTTGAAAGAATCTATGCGGGCCCCCAGGGGTTTTGTTATAGTCAACTCCGATTCTTCACAGATAGAGGCTAGAGTATTGGCTTGGTTGTCTGGTCAAAATGATTTGGTACAAGCCTTTGCAAATGGGGACGATGTATATAAGATAATGGCTTCTAAAATATATAATAGGCCAGTAGAGGATATAACAAGTGAGGAACGATTCGTAGGTAAAACGACAATATTGGGTTGCGGTTATGGTATGGGGGCTAAGAAATTTAGTGTACAATTAAAAGCTTTCGGTAAAGACTTAGACGTTGAGGAGTGTAAAAAAATTATTCATACCTATAGGAAAGTATATTCTGCTATACCTAACTTTTGGAAAAAAGCGCAAATAGGTTTAGAAGCAATAATAAAAGGTAAGTATATGGAGGTGACAAAACAAAAACAGGCTCTAGGTATTATACCTAACGTTGGGTTTGATTTACCCAACAAGCTTCAATTAAAATATCCAGACCTTAAAAAAGAACAAGCTTCTAGTGGAGAATACTACTTTTCTTATAAAAGTAGAAAGGACAGAATAAACATTTATGGTGGGAAAGTAGTTGAGAACATTTGTCAAGCCGTGGCTAGATGCGTAATAGGTGAGCAGATGTTAAAGGTATCTAAAAAATATAAAGTGGTTATGACAGTACATGACGCTGTAACATGTATTGCACGGGAAGAAGAAGTTCAAGAAGCGGCTGCATACGTAACAGAATGTATGAAATGGAAACCAGATTGGTGTCAAGACCTGCCGTTAGATTGTGAAACTGAATATGGGGAATCGTATGGCTAAATGGTCTTATTCGGCGCTATCTTTATTTAAACAGTGTCCTAGAAAATATTACAGGCTGCGAGTAAAGAAAGATATACCCCAAGAAGAAAGCACTGCTATGTTTTATGGGAAAGAAGCACATAAAGCGGCAGAAGATTACGTTCGTCAGGACACCGTAATACCAGAAAAGTTTAAGTACATTGAACCTTATTTAAATATTCTAAAGAAGTTAAAGGGCGAGAAACTGTGTGAGTATGAGATGGGTTTGACTAAAGATTTGAAACCTTGTGGATTTAAAGATAAGAATTATTGGTGGAGGGGTATAGCTGATTTGGTGGTACATAATGGTGACACTGCTTACGTAATAGATTATAAAACAGGAAAAAGTGCTCGTTACGCCGACACTAAACAGCTAGAGATATTATCTGTAGCTACATTTCTGCATTTCCCAAAAGTAAATTATGTAAAAGCAGGTTTGTTGTTCGTGGTATCAAAAGATTTAATAAGAACGAATTATGTAAGAAGTCAAATACAAGAACTAATGAACAATTTTAACTTTGATGTAGAAAGATTAGATACTGCATTTGGGACAAACGTATGGAACCCAATACCTAATTTTACATGCAGAAAGTTTTGCCCAGTAAACGATTGTGAACATAATGGAGGTTACGTTGGATAGAAACGATTTATATAACACAGATGCTTATGTTGAAATGCCTGATCCTACGACACCAGAAATAAACAGAGAATGGTGTTCTAAAAATAAACCTATAGATAGGTCGCAAGACCCTAATTATTTATACAAAGAAAACAGCGATATCTGTGAAGATATGGTCAACCATCCAGAGCATTATATGAAAGGTGGTATGGAGACAATAGAATATTTAAAAGCAAAGTCTAGTAAACATGGGTTTGAAACTTATTTAAGACTAAACGCTATGAAGTATTTAAGTAGAGCAGAGGAGAAAGAAAACACGTTGCAAGATTTAGAAAAAGCATTGTGGTATTTAAACCGATTGATAAAAGAAATGAAAGGAAACTAATGGATAGTTATAGTGAATTTATTGCTAAAAGTCGTTATGCAAGATACATACCAGAAGAAAAACGTAGAGAGGACTGGCATGAATCTGTAAGTCGGTATATGGACTTTATGGTGAACCACCTAGAAACCGAATACGGACATGTAGTAGATACTCCTACTAAGTTTAGAGTGCATGAAGCAATATGTAATTTAGAAGTTATGCCTAGCATGAGAGCTATAATGACAGCAGGTAAAGCGTTGGCACGTGATAACACAGCAGGATACAACTGTTCTTATTTACCAATTGACGACCCTAAAGCATTTGACGAAGCTATGTATATATTGTTATGTGGTACAGGAGTTGGGTTTAGTGTGGAACAAAAGTACATACAAAAACTACCTGAGATACCTGAGAAGATGTTTGAATCTGAAACAACGATTGTAGTGTCTGATAGTAAAGAAGGTTGGGCTAAAAGTTTACGACAACTTATTGCGTTGTTATATTCTGGTGAAGTGCCTAAATACGACATGCGTAAAATTCGTCCAGCAGGTGCAAAACTAAAAACGTTTGGCGGTAGAGCTAGTGGTCCTGAACCTTTGGAAGAACTATTTAAGTTTACTATTAACAAATTCAAACAAGCCAGCGGAAGAAAACTTTCTTCTATAGAGTGTCACGACATAATGTGCATGGTAGGTCAGATTGTTGTAGTCGGTGGTGTGCGTAGGTCAGCCATGATTTCTTTATCTGATTTAGAAGATTCAAAGATGAGAGAGTGTAAGTCAGGTGCGTGGTGGGAGCAAAACGGTCAAAGAGCTTTAGCTAATAATTCAGCTATCTATGAAGAGAAACCTGATGTAAGTTTGTTTTTACATGAGTGGACAAGTTTATATAATAGTCATTCTGGAGAACGAGGTATTTTTTCTAGAGACGCATCTAAGAAACAAGCTAAGTCAATTGGAAGACGTGATACTAACTATGATTTTGGGACTAATCCCTGTAGTGAGATAATTTTGCGTCCGTACGAATTTTGCAATCTTTCAGAGGTTGTGGTGCGTGAGAACGATACGTTTGAATCTATAAAAGAAAAAGTTGAGATAGCTACTATATTAGGTACGTGGCAATCTACACTAACAAACTTTCCTTATTTACGGAAAGTGTGGAAAAAGAATACAGAAGAGGAAAGACTTCTTGGGGTGTCATTGACTGGTATACTAGATAATAAATGGATGTCGGAAATTACTGATGATACTAAACAAAAACTTGAGCAACTCAAACAGGCGGCTGTTAAAACAAACGCTGACTTATCTGTTCTTCTTGGAATTCCTCAATCGACTTCGATTACTTGTGTTAAGCCTAGTGGGACTGTTAGTCAGCTTGTTAATTCTGCCAGTGGTATTCATACTAGACATAGCCCTTATTATATTCGCAGGGTTCGTGGAGATAAGAAAGACCCTCTCACACACTTCTTAAAAGAAGCAGGTGTACCGACAGAAGACTGTGCGATGAAACCAGACTCAACCGCTGTGTTTTCCTTTCCAATAAAATCTCCAGACGGTTGTAAAGTTAGAGAAGACTTAACAGCGGTTGACCATTTAGAGTTATGGATGATGTACCAGAAGCATTGGTGTGAACATAAGCCGTCGGTAACTATTTCTGTAAAAGAAGACGAATGGCTAGACGTAGGTGCTTGGGTATGGAATAACTTCAACGATATATCGGGTATATCTTTCTTACCTTGGGATGGTGGAACTTACAAGCAAGCCCCATACGAAGAGTGTACTGAACAAGAATACAATGAAATGTTAGCCAAGATGCCTACAACAATTGAGTGGAGTAAGCTAGTAGAAGAAGACGACAATGTTAAAGGTGTACAAGAGTTAGCATGTACTGCAGGAGGTTGTGAAATATGAAAATTGAATCACCTTGTATTGGCGTTTGTGAACTAAAAGATGACGTCTGTATTGGTTGTAATAGAACAATTGAAGAAATAACTAATTGGGTGCCTATAAGTCAGGAAAAAAAGGAGTTAAAAAATGCCTTACATAAATAAACAAAGACCTTATAAAAAAGAATATCAACAGCAGAAAAAAAGAAACGAGCAAGAAAGACGTAATACTCGTGAGCGTGCTCGATACGCTATGGACAAAACAGGTGTAGATAAAAACAAAAATGGTAAAGCCGACAAAAGAGAAGGTAAAGATATTGACCACAAAAAAGCTCTCTCTAAGGGAGGGACTAACAGTAAGAAAAACCTTAGAGTTGTTAAAGCTAGTACAAACAGGTCTTTTAAACGTAACTCTGATAGATCAGTAAAGAAGAACGCTTAATGCAAGTAGTAAACAATAAAGCGTTGTTGGTAAATACTAAATATCCTGAGCGTATAACTAACGCAATTACAAAAAGTAAAGTAGTTAAAAAGGACAATGAGTTTAGTAAGGTGTTAGTTCATTGGGATTTTGAAGAAGCTAAAACTTTAAAAGAGCTTAGATTTAAAAACGTCCCATCTCCAATGGAAAGAGATTATGAATGGGGTGGACCGTTTAAGCCTATGGAGCATCAAAAAGTTACAGCTTCTTTTTTATCTATTACTAAACGTGGTTTTTGTTTTAATGAACAAGGCACGGGTAAAACAGCTTCCTCAATATGGGCATCAGATTATTTAATGAAGCTAGGTAAGATTAAAAGGGTTTTGGTTGTATGCCCGTTGTCCATTATACATTCTGCATGGCAAGCGGATTTATTTAAGTTTGCGCTGCACAGAACAGTTAACATAGCATACGGTACACGAGAAAAACGTAAAGACATAATTAACTCAGATGCCGAATACGTGATTATCAACTATGACGGTATAGAGATTGTAGAAGAAGACATCAAGAAAGCAGGGTTTGACTTAATTATTATTGACGAGGCAAATGCTTATAAGTCTATATCTACAAAAAGATGGAAGTCTATGCAAAGGCTTATAAGTTCTAATACATGGCTGTGGTTAATGACTGGAACTCCTGC